GTGCTTGCATCTGCCGCCTCTTTTTTGAGTGAAATTTAAAAACCTTACTTTGACCTATGGGACGCCCTAAAAACACCGCCATTCATGCACAGGCCGCCGCTGCCGGCGTCGGCTTGCGCCAAGCCCGGCGCCAACTTGAAAAGCAGGCGGCCGCAAACCCGCCAAAAGCGCTGACGGCGATCGACGGCGTTGGTCTAGACGGCGAAATCGATCGACTGGAATCACTGGCGGCCACCCTGGGCGAAGCGGCAAAGCAAGCCACAGGCCCGGAGCGGTCAGCTCTGATCAGCGACTACACCCGAGTCGTGGAGGCGCTGAGAAAAATGAAGGGCGACCGGCCCGACATCAACGAAGCTGAAGGCAAAATGGTGCCCGTGGATGAGGCCGACAAACTGCTGGCAGCGCGGGACAACGCGCTGATTCCGCTGCTCAAAGGCATGGCGAAAAGGCTGGCACCGATCTGCGCCAACCGACCGGCGGCTGAGGTGCAGGCGGAGGTCGAGAACGAGGTGGGGCAGATCATGAGGCAGGTGGAAGCGGCGCTGTGACGAAGGCACAAACCGAACTCCGCCGGCGGGAAAAGGCCCGCTGGCATTATGAGAAGCCGCCGTCCGTAATTGAATGGGCGGAGCGGAACATCCAACTGGACAGCCGGATCACAGCTCGGCCCGGGCTGTACTCCACGGCCAACTCACCATACGTCCGCGGCGTGCTTGAAGCACTGGCGGATCCGGGCGTCCACACGGTCTGCCTGTGCTGGGGATCGCAGACAGGGAAGACGCTAACGCTGGCGGTGTGGCTGGCGTACAGGATCGCCAACGATCCAGCGCCGTCACTGCTGGTTATGCCTAACGCGGATCTGGCGCGGTCATATTCCAAGACGCGGCTGGTTCCCATTTTTGAAAAATGCAAGCCGGTGAAAGCGCTGTTTCCTTACGACAGCGACGACTTTGCCAACTTGGAAATGCAGTTCCTGAACTGCACGCTGACGCTGACCGGATCGAACAGTCCGGCCAATATTTCCAGCCGTCCTGTCTGCATCGCCGTGCTTGATGAGCTGGACAAGTTTGCGCCGCCTACTGACAAGGAAACTTCCGCCATGTCGTTATGCTTAGAACGCACCAAGGCGTTCCCGGCACGCAAACACGTTCTGACCAGCACGCCCACACTCAGTACAGGCGATATTTGGACGAACTATCTGGCCGGATCTCAGGAGACCTATCACGTTCCATGCCCAGCCTGCAACGAACCGCAGGCGATGGAATTCGGGCAGGTGCGATGGGACGACGCAGCCCGGGACGCGAACGGAAAGTGGGACATGAAAAAGGTGGGAGAGACAGCCCGGTATCACTGCACAAAATGCGATCACCCGTGGACGGAAGGCGAACGGCGCAAGGCAATCGAGCAGGGGAAGTGGGTGGCTAACAATCCAAACGCAGAGCCGGGCCGGCGTAGCTTCCGGCTGCCGTCGTACTATTCGCTGAGCGTCACGATCGCCGACTGCGCCAAAAAGTTCCTGACCGAAAAGCACTATCTGCACGGCTTGCAAGGATTCGTGAACGGGTGGAGCGCTTTACCCTGGGAAGATCAGTTCGACGACGACAAAACTGTGGACATTCCCGCGGGCGCCTTTGCAAAAAGGCAATCATGGGAAACGGAACACATAAAACTTGCGGCCATAGATCGACAGATCGACGAATACTGGTTCGTCGTGCGTGCGTTTGCCCGGGACGGATCGAGTCGGCTAATTGAAGAAGGGCGACGCCGAACGATCGAGGACGTGGCACAAACACTTCACGAGCTCGGCGTGGATCCGAAGCACGTCTGCATCGACTCAGGGTTTGAAGCTCAAGATACATACCGGATCGCCGCCCGCTACAAGTTCACGGCGTTGAAAGGTGAGGAGCGCCCATTCTATTGGATTGAAACGCCACGTGGTCGGATGAAATCCGTTCACAGCGCAACGCAGCCCACCGACGCCGGCTGTATGCTAATCCTGCTTAGCTCACCGGCCTGTCAGGATTTGCTGGCATGGTTGCGCCGAGGGCAGGGGCCGCTGTGGGAAGTGGCGCACGACGTTTCGCCACAATACAAAGAACATATGAGCTCCCACAAAAAGATCCACCGCATCAATCGAAAGACCGGCAAGGATCTATACGAATGGGTGCGAATCAAAAGCCGTCAGGATCACTTGTATGACTGCGAGACTTATCTGGCCGGCTTTGCCGTGTTTGGAAAAATCATCAGGCCGACGGCCGCGCTCGATGAGGAATCGTTGACACCCACGGGCGAGTGATGGCCATTTCCCGCAGACTTACCCGGGCCGTCGCTACCAACTACCTGGCACAAGCCTCCGGGGTTACAGCGACAGCGCTGACCAATCTGGCGGCCGACCGAAACTCGGCCATGACCGGGGCAGCTTCCGGGCGTGCTTTGGTTGGAACGTCGGCGGGCGGACAATCCGCCAGTTTTCAAATCGACCTGAAACCCACCGAACGCGTCGAACTGTTTCAGGCTGCCATCGATTACCTGAACGGCGTGCAGGTCACACGCACCAGCGCCTCGTTTTCCTACATTCTGGATAGCTAATCATGTCGAAAAAAGTTTCACTCGTGGCCCGGATGGGTGCAGGGATCAAAGCGTTCGGCGCAGGATTCGGGGCAGGCATCAGCACGTTTCAACCTTACGAGGGCGCAGGCTTTTCACGGAAACGCCCGGTCATTTACGGAGCCCACGCCCGCGATTCACGCCTCGATCTCAACGAAGCGACCCGTACAGAACTTCTCAAACTTGCACGGCACATGTACCGGAACGTCGGCCTAATCAAAGGCGCAGTCGATTCGATTGCCACCTACTCGATCGGGCCCGGACTGCGCCCACAATATCGCGGAGCTGATCAGGAATTCGGAAAACTCTGTGAGGAATACTGGCGGGACATGGTCGCCCCATCTCCTGAGGTCACCGGCCGGATGACTTGGACGGACATGCTGCTGACTCTCTCACGATCGATCGACGTGGACGGCGACGTGTTCGTCGTCATGACTGAAAAAGGGAAACTGCAAATCGTCGAAGGTCACCGGGTATGCGAAGGCGACGACTACGGAACCGCGGATGGCGTGTTCCTCGGAAAGCTCGGCGAACCCACCGCCTACCTGATCCAGACCGGCGAACTGTACCGGAAGCTCGGTGCAGATACTGTCATTCACTTAATGGAATTGGAACGGCCCGATCAGATCCGCGGAGGATCGTCGCTGGCCCGCGCGTTGAATCACGTCCGGGATCTAAAGATGTTGGGCGAATTTGAAAAGGACGCTCTGAAACTTCAAGGCTCGATCGCCGCTGTCATCACGACAAACGAAGGCGATGAGCTGGCAGGACAGGGCGGATTTTTTGGAACCGTGCAAGCACAGGACACAGGCGAAAGCACAATCGCCCGCGAGGAGATCACAAGCTCGGCCACGATCCCACGGCTTGCCCCTGGCGAAAAGATTGAGATGGTCGGGCCGAACCGGCCGCACGCCGGCTTTGAACCGTTCGCCAAGTTCCTGATCCGCGACGTGGCGATGGGGCTGGGCCTTCCGGTGGAATTCGTTTATGACCCGGCCAGCGTTGGCGGAGCAGGAATGCGATTCATTGTGGCCAAAGCGCAGCGCCGTTTTGAACAGCGCCAGCGCCTACTGATCGACAGATTCTGCAATCGGGCGTGGCGTTATTTTATCGGCGGAGCGATTGCCAACGGCGATCTGCCGGCCGTCGAAGACTACGCAAAGGTAACATGGCAGACCCCGAAGTCGCTGACCGTGGACGCCGGGCGTGAGGCCCAGCAAGCCCGGGAAGACTATAAAGCGGGCCTATCCTCCTTGCAGGACTACTTTGGGGAACTTGGACAGGACTGGGAAGAACAGGTCAGACAGATCGCAAAGGAACGTGAATTCATCGCATCGATTGGAACCGTGACCCCGCAGACTGACGTGGCGGCTCCGGTCGAAGCAGTCAAAGAAGCTGCGGCCATCAACGAACCCACTCCGGTGAATCCTCAAAAGGATCCGAACGCAGGGCCGGACGCGGAGCTCAGTCAATTCGCTGATGCATGTCCGGTTGAAACGAAAGACGTGGCAAAAAATTTGGCAAACAGGCAAAAGGCCATTTCTGTCGCTGAGTATGGCCCGCTGAATCCGAACGAACCAAACGTCGATTTTTGGAACAAAAAAGGAAAGATTTTTGAAACGACAGGCGAAGAAGCAAAGAAATCACGTTGCGGTAACTGCGCCGCGTTCAACGTGACGAAGGCAATCAAAACCTGCATCAAACAAGGAATCGGAAATGAAACAGGCGACGCATGGGATGTGGTCGCAGAAGCCGATCTTGGATATTGCGAAGTTTTTGATTTCAAATGCGCAGCCGCCAGGACATGCAACGCGTGGATTGTCGGCGGCCCGTTGAATGATGAAAAGAAATCAGAATTCAACATGCCCGACCCAACCCCGGGCGAAAACGAATCTGCTTTCATGGATCGCTGCATGACCGAAACCAGCATGATCAAAGAATATCCTGATCAAGATAAACGGCAGGGGGCGTGCAAGCTCCGCTTCACGTCAAAGACAAATCTGGAAGCGAAGGTTGAACTGGATCTTCCCACACAGAATCCGGGCGAAAGTGACGACAACTTCATGGGCCGGTGCATGGGAAATCCAACCATGAACAAGGAATTTCCTGACGCGGCACAACGGACGGCCGTGTGCGTTCGGCAGATGAAACTGTCAGCCAAGCCACAGACAGAATCCTTCACGATGAAGGACGACCCGGACTTCAATCTTTCAGCTAAGGAACTCGATATGGTAGCAAAGGCCGTTGGGCTTGGCGTAAAAAAAAAGAAAAAATTGAATTAGCCAAACCCACCGCCGGCATGATTGCCGAGGCCAAGCGCGGGCTGGAATGGCGCAAAAAACACAAGCGCGGCGGAACACTTGTCGGCGTTGCAAGGGCGAGAGACATTATCAACAATGTGGACTTTCCCGATTCGACCATCGCTCGAATGCACAGCTACTTCTCAAGACATGAAGTCGATAAGAATGGCAAAGGATTTAGCCCAGGTGAGCAGGGATTCCCATCAGCCGGCAGAATAGCTTGGGCGCTATGGGGAGGGGATGCTGGTCAGACATGGGCGGCCGCACAAATGAGGCGAATAAACCGCGAAGAATAATTGACACGCGTTGGCCTGCATGGCCAACAAACTCTCAAACGTTTCCATTCTTACGATCGGCGAGGCCAAGGGCCACAATCTGCTGATCGATCAAAAGTCGCTCGAGCAGGCG